ATCCCTCCCCGACACGGTCCGAGATAGTCCAGGACAGTCCCTTTTCGACCCGACCAGTCCAGAATTAACCCATGCCTACACCAAGACAAACTAAGCGCATGGGGGTCACCAAGCCTCGCCTAGCCTCAGTACCCCTGAAGGGTAAGAACAAGCTAGAAGATGTGAAGCAGCTCTGTGAGATTATCCAGATGCCCCTTCTCCCATGGCAGGAGTATGTCCTCAAGGATATGCTGACCGTAGACGAAGAAGGCTCATGGATCCGCAAGACAAACCTGCTTCTCATCGCTAGACAGAACGGCAAGACCCACCTCGCCCGTATGCTCATCCTGGCTCACCTCTTAAAGTGGGATAGCAAGAACATCCTCATCATGTCCTCGAACCGAAGCATGGCTCTGGACACCTTTCGCCAGGTAGCCTCAGTATTGGAGAGTAATGACCACCTCAAAGGATTTGTTAAGCAGATCAGACACGCTAACGGTACTGAAAGCATTGAGATGCTCGATGGAACACGCCTTGACGTCGTTGCAGCAACTAGAGATGGTTCTCGAGGACGAACAGCTGATTTCCTCTATATCGATGAACTCCGGGAGGTCAACGAAGAAGGTTATCGGGCAGCGATACCGACTACGAGAGCTAGACCGAACTCTCAGACGCTTCTCACATCTAACGCAGGTGACGCATTCAGCCTTGTCCTTAACGGAATGCGAGAGCGAGCACTAGAGAACCCGCCAGCTTCCTTTGGCTTTTATGAGTACTCAGCTCCCCAATATTGCAAAGTCACAGACCGCTCAGGTTGGGCTCAAGCAAACCCAGCACTCGGCTATACGATCACGGAGGAAGCACTTGAAGAAGCTGTTGCAACTAGCCCTATTGAGAACACCCGCACAGAGCTCCTATGCCAGTGGATTGACTCTCTCAGCTCTCCGTGGACTCATGGCAGTCTGGAAGAGTGCTCTGACTCTGACATGGCGCTGTCACCCGGTGCTTACACGGTATTCGCCTTCGATGTCAGTCCATCTCGTCGCAATGCGTCTTTGGTTATTGGGCAGATTCTCGCAGATGGTCGAATTGGAATTGGTCTTGCTCAAACATGGGAAAGCCAAGTCTCGGTAGACGAGCTAAAGATAGCTGCCGATATTAAGGGCTGGGCAGACCAGTACCGACCTCGCTCTATAGGCTTTGACAGATATGCCACGCAGTCGATTGCCGACCGTCTAGCCAACGCCGGACAAGTTGTGCAGGACATCTCAGGAGCCCAGTTCTACCAAGCCTGTACGGATCTAAAAGATGCCCTTGACAATAAGCGAATGGTCCACTCAGGACAAGAGGGCTGGATTCAGCAGATGAATAACTGCGCGGCTAAAACTAATGACTCAGCATGGAGAATCATCAAGAGAAAGAGTGCTGGAGATATCTCTGGAGCTATCGCCACGGCAATGGTTGTGTCGACACTATCAAAACCTCAACAAAGCGCAATGATTTACTCGGAGTAGTGTATAATTAACCCTCATGGGTATCTTCTCGCGTAAGCCAGCAATCGTTGAAGCGCAATACGCTCCTCAGGTAATGGGCGAGAACCTTCCAGCTCTCTATAACGCAATTATCCCACGCGTCTCTCGTCACGATGCTATGACTGTTCCATCGGTAGCCCGAGCTCGTAATCTTATCTGTGGCACAGTTGCTTCTATCCCGCTTGAGTATTACAACAAGCGAACAGGCGAAGTTATCGCTCCTCCTCGTTGGATTAACCAGCTCTCCAAGTCTCAACCTTCTTTTGTAACTATCACATGGATCGTAGACTCCCTTATGATGTACGGAGTCTCATATCTTCTCGTCACAGAGCGCTACGCAGAAGATGGACGCCCATCGGCGTTTGAGTGGATTGCTAACACTCGCGTTACCTTTACTACTGACCTTTACGGCATCCATGTAACTCAGTATTACATCGATGCTTCTCCTATTGACATGAACGACATCGTTACCATTCAAGGATTCGATGAGGGTATCTTAGATCGTGGTGGTCGCACAATTCAGGCGGCTATAGATGTAGATCGTGCAGCTGCAGTCAACTCAGCTAACCCACAGCCTGCAGGATTCCTAAAGAACAGCGGAGCAGACCTACCAGCTAATGAGGTGCAGGGTCTTATTGCAGCTTGGAAGCGCGCCCGCCAAAATAACTCTACAGCTTATTTAACTTCAACACTTGACTATAACCCTGTCTCATTCTCTCCTAAAGATATGTTATACCAAGACGCAATTCGCTCACTCTCAACTCAGATTGCAAGAATGTGCAATGTTCCTGCATACCTTTTGTCAAGTGAAGACAACCAGTCTATGACTTACTCCAATGTTCAGGATGAGCGTAAGCAGTTTTACGCACTTTCTATTGAGCCTTACATCCAAGCTATTCAGACTCGCCTATCAATGGACGACATCTCTACCGCTGGACACGAAGTTCGCTTTGCAGTATTTGACACTTTCCTCAAGAGTGATCCACTTGTAGAGCTTCAGGTAGTTGAAAAGCTTCTATCTCTTCAACTTATCTCACTCGAACAAGCTATGGAAATGACAGACCTTACACCTAATGGAAGCGAAGGAATGAGCTAATGGAAACCCTATATATTGAAGCCGCATCTCTGGAGTGCTCAGAAGAGCGTCGCGAAATCTCCGGCAAGATTGTCCCAATGGGAACAGGTGAGGTCGGGCAGACTAACCTCGGCGGCGTCGTATTCGAAGCTGGCTCAATCGATGTCTCAGACATCTCAAAGATTAAGCTCCTCTCCCAGCATGACATGAAGAAGCCAGTAGGTCGCATGACAGCTGCAGAAGTTCGTCAAGACGGCATCTACGCAACCTTTAAGCTCTCCCGCTCAACAGGTGGAAACGATGCACTCATCCAGGCACAGGAGGGACTTGTCTCAGGTCTCTCAGTTGGTGCCGAAATCATCGCATCAAAGCCAAGCCGTGACGGTCACACAGTCGTCACAGCCGCTAAGTTAAAAGAAGTTTCTTTAGTCACCGAACCCGCGTTTAAATCGGCGCAAGTGCTAGAGATCGCAGCGGAAGAAGTTCTTCCAGCTGCAGAAAACCAACCAGAAAGCGAGCCCGAAAAAGTGGAAGAAACCACAACTCCGGTTGAAGCTCCAGCAGTTGAAGCAGCGGCAGTAGAAGCGGCTCGCCCAACAGTTGCGGCATCACACTATGTTAAAGAGCGCACAGCTCCAATTTCATCAGCTCAGTACCTTGAGGCATCTATCAAGGCAGCTATGGGCGATGACGAAGCCCGTCGTACAGTTCGTGCAGCGGATGACTCAACATCAACTAACACAGGTCTGACACTCCCTCAGCACCTTAACCAGTTCGTAACTACAACATTCACAGGACGCCCAGCGTTCGAAGCTGTAACACGCAACGCTCTCCCAGATTCAGGAATGTCATTCACAATTCCTAAGCTTGGTACAGCTCCAACAGTTGCAGACACAGATGAAGGCGCTGCTCCATCAGAGACAGGCATGACATCTACATACGACACAGTAACAGTGAACAAGTTCGCTGGTATCAACCGTATTTCATGGGAGCTCATTGACCGCTCATCACCAGCGTTCATGGATCTACTCATGACAGAACTTCGTAAGGCATACGAGAAGAGCACGGATGCCGCTTTGATTGCAGCATTTACGGCTTCTGGTACAGCAGCTACAGGCGTTGCAGCAACAGCAGCAGGACTTCAGTCATACATCTCTGTAGAATCTGCAGCAGCTTACAAGAACACAGGCGGAGATCGTGCTAACAAGCTCGTAGCTTCAACTGACCAGTGGGCAGCTATCACAGGTTACGCAGACACAACAGGACGCCCACTCTACTCAGCACAGGGCTCACAGTACAACGCAGCAGGCGCAGTAGTTGCACAGTCAGCAATGGGTAATGTTCTTGGAACAGACCTCATCGTTGACCATAACATCGCTGTATCAGGAATCGTTGACGAGTCAGCATTCCTCGTAGCTCCTGAGTCAGTATATGTCTGGGAGTCACCAACAACACAGCTTCGCCTCAATGTCCTCGCATCTGGTGAGCTTGAGATTGCACTCTACGGATACCTCGCAATTGGTGTTCTTAAGGGTGGAGCTGGCGTTCGTCGCTTCAACCTCGCTTAGTCTAGCGAACCATTAGAACGGCCGGGGGTAGGTGCCCTTCCTACTCCCGGCTCTTATGAAAGGATATAAAGATGTCTCTAGTTACAGTAGCCGAGCTTCGGTCGGCACTTGGCGTGGGAACTTTATATAGCGACGCCCAGCTCCAAGAGTGCGCGGATGCCGCTGATAATGTCCTACTCCCTTTCATTTGGGCTAACTCTAATTTCAATATTGCTCACTCATCTACTGCCAGCACTGGAACTCTTTACTTTGAAGAAGTAGTTACAGATACTTATTATGTAGGTCAGACAATAGTGGTAACTGGCAATGGCTCTCACCTCAATGGATCTAAAACCATTACAGAGGTGGGTGAGTATTCCATCACCTACGCAATTAACAATGGAACAGTTAAGCCTTACCACCCAGTTAACCCTTTTGGCGTAGTAGCGGCAGATACCTACCTTGACCCTTCAACAGTACCGAGCATCCAGCTAGCAGCTCTCATGATTGCCGAAAGCATCTGGCAGTCTCGTCAGGCTAACAGCGGCAACGGCATGGCACCTGATGGATCTATGGGCTCCTTTTATGCAATGTCTTCACAGCTCATTTCTCGCGTACGCGGACTTATAGCGCCTTACCTAGACCCTAGAAGCATGGTCGGCTAATGACCGCTATAACAACCCTTAGAACCTCTATTGCGACCGCCTTGGTAGACAACAGCCTCTATCAGGTATTCAGCTTTCCACCAGCGAGCCCAATTCCTAATAGCGTGATTGTGACTCCTGATGATCCATACATCACTCCAACCAATAATGATTACACATCTATTGCCCCTCTTGCTAATTTCAAGCTGAGCATTATCGTCCCGCTTCTTGATAACCAAGGAAACTTGGCAGGTATCGAAGCCGATGTAGTCCGAGTGTTCCAGCTTCTCGAAGCATCTAATATTGTATTCAATGTGGGAACAGTTAGCGCACCTAGCGTTATCTCAGTACCCTCAGGCGATTTACTGACTTGCGATATTGCAATAAGTACCCTAACGGAATGGAGCTAATCATGGACGATTGGACAAAGGAGCAAGCCGACTTTCTAATCAAGATTGGTCAGCTTCCACCAGCAACACCAGCACCAAAACCAACTACCAAGAAAGATGAGGAATAAGCCGTGGCAGTATTTCTGAACAATGGCGTATCTGTAACGGTTAACTCAGTTGACCTTTCAGATCATGTAACCGCAATCACAATCAACCGCACATTCGACGAGCTCGAAGTAACTGCTATGGGCGATTCAGGACACAAGTTCGTTAAGGGTCTTGAGGCTTCATCAGTCACAATCGACTTCCTCAACGATACTGCTACAGGTGAAGTCCTCCAGACTCTCCAAGCAGCATGGGGAACTAATGTTACCGTTGTAGTCAAGCAGTCTTCAGCAGCGGTCTCAGCTACGAACCCAAGCTACACAATGACCTGCCTTGTGAACAACACAACAGACATCAACGGCTCAGTAGCAGACCTTTCAACACAATCTGTTACATGGAATGTATCAGGTACAATCGCAGTAGCAACATCTTAATCTAAACAAAGGGGCAAAAAATGGCAAAGCTAAAAGTGACAAGGGCAGACAACTCCATACAGGAGTTCGAAATTACTCCGCTCATCGAATATTCGTTTGAGCAGTTTGCCAAGAAGGGCTTCCACAAGGCTTTGATTGAGGACCAGAAACAGTCCGATGTCTACTGGCTTTGCTGGGAAGCAATCCGTCGCTCAGGGGAAACCGTCCCGCCTTTTGGTGAGAAGTTCCTTGAGACAATTAAAGGGGTCGAGGTCTTAGAGTCTGACCCTTTAGGCTAGATCGGAACTCCGTTACTTATACGGCAGCTCGTCTATCGTATGAGTACGGGGTTTCGTTCGAGTCAATAGTGAACCTATCGCCCATGGCGTTTAAGGCTCACATCCAAGTATTGAATGATCTAGCGAAGGAGCGAGAGAATGCCAGTCGAGGTAAAGGGCGCGGTCGCTCTGCGTAAAGCCCTTCGCCAATTCGAGCCTGACCTCGCTAAAGAAACCACCAAGCAGATTGCGAACTTCCTAAAGCCTGTCGTGAGACAAGCAAGGGGGTACGCACCTTCTAACGACCAGGTGCCTAGCGGATGGGTCAAGCGCCCTAATGCTAGCGGTCGATGGGCTCAGCGCTCTTATGATGCTGCAGAGGTTCGTCGAGGTATTACTTTTAAGTCCACACCTTCTAAGCCTAATCGTAATGGCTTTAGATCACTTGCCACTATCTTTAACAAGTCTGCTGCTGGAGCTATCTATGAGACAGCAGGGCGTAAATCTGGCATGGTTGGAAACTTCAGCCCTAAGCTCGGCGGTCAGCTGGTAGGAAAGAACCAAAAGAATAAGGGTCGCGTAATCTTCCGTGCAGTAGAAGAAGACGAAGGAAAAGCCACAGGTTACATCCTCAAGGCTATTCAGACAGCTGCAGATAAACTAAACGCGAGGAGCGCTTTATGAGTATCTTAATTAACCTCGCTGCCGAGTTCACAGGCAAGAAGGCTTTCAGAGAAGCCGACAGCTCAATCAAGGGACTCGAGAAGTCCACAAAACAATTAGCCAAGGCTCTCGGCTACACCCTTTCTGCAGCGGCAATTACTGCCTACGGCAAGGCAGCGGTTAAGGCTTTTGCAGAAGATGAAGCTGCAACGGTCCGACTTACTCAGGCAGTCAATAATCTCGGCTATGCCTATGCGTCTTCTGATATTAGTAACTTCATCAAGGGACTAGAGACAAGCGCAGGAATTGCAGACGATACTCTGCGTCCAGCATTTCAGGCCTTGCTCACAACGACCAAGGATCTAAACTCTTCCTATATTTTGCTTAACGACGCCATAGCAATCTCGCGAGGCTCTGGGGTCGAATTAGCAACGGTGGCTCAGGACTTGGCTAATGGCTATGTCGGCGTGACTCGTGGGCTTCGTAAGTACAACACAGGACTGACACAAGCAGAACTCAAAAGCAAGAACTTCTCAGAAGTCCTGACAATACTTAACAGCCAATTTGCAGGTGCTAACCAAGCATACCTAGACACTTATGCCTACAAGCTAGATGTACTAACAGTAGCTTCGGAAAATGCCAAGGAAACTATCGGTGGCGGACTCATTGACGCCTTCGCTCGCATTGCCGGAGGCACCGAAGTCAAGGACGCAGCCAAGGCAATTGACAATATCGCCAAGTCGATCAACACTCTTGTGACGATCGTATCAACAACCATTGGTCTACTAGTTAAGCTATATCAGGCTCTTGACTTCCTTACTTCGTTTGGTGGGCTTACTGGAGCCAATCCTAAATGGATGGCAAAAGAAACAGACAAGGTAACTAAGGCTGCGGTCACTACAGGTAAGGTCCAGACCAAGACAGCCACAACCTTAACAAAGGCAACAAAGGCAAACACAGCAGAATTAAAGAAGCAAGCTCTAGCCAAGAAGCAGAGCAGCCTCTTCGACCTTGAACAGATTCAGTTGGTTGCAGCTCTTAAAGGTCAGCTAACCGAGGAGGAGCGAAAGCGCGTTAAGTTGCAACTTGCCCTTCTTATGGAAAACGAATCAGAAGCCACTAAGTTATCCCGAGAGATTGCTAATGCTATTGACTCAACCGGAGCTCTTGCCAAGTTCCTTACTACTTTGCCAGATGCTAAGAACCCCTTTGCTAACTGGAGCAACTATGTAGCAGCAGCGGCAGCCGTACCCATGAACGGCGCAGGGCTAGACTTTGGCGGTAACAAGATAGGCTCAGCTGTAGGCGGTGGCTTTACCCCTCCAGCAACAGGAACCTATGGCGGCTCTGCTCCGGTAGTGGTTCAGATTGACGGCAAGACAATTGCCTCGGCTCTTATGGATCAGTCCCTCTCAGGCAACCAGGCATATGTGAACCGCCGGACAGGTGGCTTTGAATAATGGCATTACCAGCGCAGATAGCCGTATCCTTTGACTTCTCATCTGGTGCGACTTTCGGCTACCCATTTACTATTGGTGATGCTAAGTATGGTGTGCTAGGTACTGGAACTCTTGCAGGTTCTACAGTACCAACGCCTGTTGTAGATCTTACTCCTAATGTCCGACAGATTACTATCAACCGTGGACGCAGCCCTCAGCGTGACACCTACGAGGCTGGCAGCGCCGTAGTGCGTGTGCTAGACCCCGATTCATACTTTAACCCTCAGAACACCTCAAGCCCTTATTACGGCTACCTGGTGCCTCTACGCAAGATTCGTATTTCGGCAACTACCGACACAGCCGACGCCTTCCTATTCAGCGGGTACACCACGGAGTACCGCTACACCTACGACCAAGCCGAACAGATGGGTTATGTCGACATCTATGTATCCGATGCCTTCCGTCTATACCAGCTAGCACAGGTCGAGACAGTTACAGATGCAGGAGCCGGTCAATCAACAGGTACTCGTCTAGGCAAACTCCTGGACCAGATTAACTTTCCAGCCAATATGAGAACCCTCGCAACAGGTGACTCGCTATGCCAGGCAGACCCAGGCACATTACGCACAGCTCTTGGAGCCCTTAAGAATGTGGAGTTCTCAGAGCAAGGAGCCTTCTATATCAACGGCTCAGGCACGGCAGTCTTCAAGGATCGTAGCGATGTGGTCTCTTCGATTGCAGCTACTCCTATAGAGTTTAACCAATCTACTGGCATACCTTATAAGAACCTTGTATTCGCCTTTGACGATAAGCTCATCATCAACCAAGCTCAGATGACCCGCTACGGTGGCTCCCAGCAGTTTTATGAGAACGCTGTATCGGTGGCTAAATACTTCCCTCATACTTACTCCCAGCAGGACTTGGTTATCGACACAGACGCCAACGCGCTTAACATCGCGGCTACTTACTGCCAGACCCGTGCAGAGACAACCATCCGCATCGATGCCATGACTATCGACTTATTAGATACTAGCGTGCCAACCGATACGATCATCGGGCTGGACTACTTCACCAACTGCCGTATCGAGAACAACCAGCCAGACGGCTCAACTATCGTTAAAACTCTGCAAGTGCAGGGATTGGCTTGGGACATCACCCCAAACCGTATGCAAGTAACCGTAACAACACTAGAACCTATAACCGATGGGTTCGTAATTGGAA